ACCCAGTGGGCCTGAAGACTGCCACCCGCCGCCACAAGCCGCAAATGCACCGGCGCATAGGGTCGCAGGCCGATCCCGTCAAAGGCCCGCCGCTGTTCGCTGTAGATCGGGTCGTCCAGCGGCCGCCCGGCCGGCCCCACCCGATAGAACCGCGCCAGCCCACGATTGGCCGAATCCAGCACAATCTGTTCCACCGCAGCGTTCAACAGCACCACCCGGCTGCCGGGCGCCCATTCCGGCGGCATCAAGGCATCTGTGCCCAACTGGCCGCGCAGGCGCTGGGTCAGATCATAGAGGTTCTCACCCACCAGATCGGCCTCACCGAACTGGAACACCTCCCAGACGTCATCCTGACCCGTCCCGATGGCCATGGCATTGCTGCCCGCCAGAAGCCGCGCTGTCGTGACCGATTGCAGCGATCCGCCCAACAACCGCACCCGCAACGCCGGGCCGCGGTCGATCAACCCCGGACAGGCGGCAAACATTGCGTTTTCCGTCACGCCCACTGTCGCCTGCGCGCCGATCAGCCTGTTCAACTCATACCCATCGTCCAACGCCGAATCGTAAACCGCAACCGACCCGGGCCAGGGCCGCGCCGCAACCGCCAGATGGGGCGCATGGGGCACGGTGGCGCCGGTCAGCATCGGCAGGTCCAGAAAAACCGGCAGCACCGGCACCGGTGCCACGAAAGGTGCAAGGCGCACCGTGGCATCCACCGCATCGCTGGGCTGATACAACTCCTGCTCGATGCGCACCGCCTCGATCAACTGCTGGCCGGCCTGTTCCACATGATCCACGCGATAAAGCCCGCCGCGCACCCCCAGCACATCGCCCGCCCCAAGGTTCAGCCGCGACAGCGGCAGCGAAAACTTCAGCCGGTCCCGCGCCACCCGCGATTCCGCCAGCCATCGCTCGACAATGCCGGTTGCCTCGGACCGAGTCAGCACAAGCGGAAACTCCGATTGCGACACGGCAAAACTGCGCTCATCCGGAAAGATCGCCTCGGCCGCCTGGACGTCGAAATCGCCATCCGCCGAGATGAAATTCAGCCTCAGTCGCCCGACCGTATCGGCTTCGGGGCTGCGAATCGCCTCGATATCGGCCTCCTGCTCATCGCTCACCGCCACCTGCGCCGGATCAATCCGTGCAATCTCGCGCCCATCCCGGGTCTGGAACAGCAGTTTGCCGTCCCGTTCGACAGCGTCAAACCCATAGGCCAGCATCAGGGGCTGCAACCGCGCCCGCGCGCCGCTGACATCGCCCACCAGATAGCCGCGCACAACATCGTGCAACCGGCTGACATCCACATCCGCGACCCCCGACTGCGCGCAGATCTCGCGCACCACCGATGACAGCGCCCGCGACGTCGCACGCCCCGTGATCCAATGCCCGCGCCCATAGTTCGATCCGTCATCCCACAGCGCATCGTTGCCGGGAAAAAACGGATAGGGCCGCGCATCCCAGGCCCAGACATGGCCACGCGACATGTCGACCATCTGCACATTCAACGCGTCCGACACCGGGTTGTTCGCCGGATCGCCCCAGTAATCGGCCATCGCCCGCAGATACTGCATCTGCATCAGATCGTCTCGCCGCCCGGTGGAATATTTGGGCACGCTGCTTTCGCTCGACTTCGGGTCGAGAAACTTGTTGGGCTGGTTGGTCCCCTTGTCGATGGCCGCGCAGCCGTATTCGGTGAACCAGATCGGTTTGCTGGCTGGCACCCAAGCCGTGGGAACCTCGCTGCGCACGCCGCCGGGTCGGTCATGGTGCTCGTTGCTCCACCAGCCCTTCAGGTCCTTGTAGCGAAACACCCAAGGCTCGTCATGAGCGCCATCGGTGATTGGCGTGCGCAACTGAATCGCCTCGGCCTCGGGCGCGTGATAATACCAGTCAAACCCCTCGCCCCCCGCCACATTCGCCTTGAGATACTCAAGCGCATAGATCGACCCCCAATCCGCATCGGCATGGTCGAATCCGTCGCGCCAATCCGACAGCGGCATATAGTTGTCGATGCCGATGAAATCGATGGCAGGGTCGGCCCAAAGCGGATCGAGGTGAAAGAAGACATCGTTCGACCCATCTTGCGGGTGATGCCCGAAATACTCGGACCAATCCGCAGCATAGCCGATCTTGCAGTCCTGCCCCAAGACCGTGCGCACCTCCAGGGCCAGTTGCCGCATCGCGGCCACGGCAGGAAAACTGTTCTGCGCGCCCCGTATCTGCGTCAGGCCACGCATTTCCGACCCGATACAAAAGGAAGCGATCCCCCCGGGCACCGAGGCGCACAGATACGCATAGTGCAGGATGAACCGGCGATAGGAAAACTCCGCCGGGCCGGTATAGTCCACACCCGCCTCTGTCACCGCAAAGTCGGACACCGCCGCCTGCCCAAAGAACGCCGCCACCTCGTCCTCGGCCAGCGCGGTCTTGTCGGGCGATCCTGCGCGCCCCGGAGCCTGCGACAGCGTGATCCGCCCCCGCCAGGGCAGAACCGGCTGATCCTCGGCGTCGGAATAGGGATCGGGCAGGCCATTGCCCGCCAGCTGCTCCATCAGGATGAACGGATAGAACATCACCTCCTGCCCTGCCGCCTTCAACGCAACGATGGCCTCCTTGACCGACTGGTCGGTGGGCGTTCCCCCATAGATAACCTTGCCTTCAACCTGTGCGATGGTCGCAGCCGCCGCCCGGCCAACACCCGACACCGTCCAGGGCATTTCGACCCCCTCGAATACGCCCTGTTCGACCTTCGGCGCGATCTGGCAACTGCCGCAGCGCAGATCGTCGCCAAACCAAGACACGATCAATGAGGTCGATCCGCAGTACGGCAACTCTCCCGTCAGCGCCTCAAGCGAGACGGCGAAATCGGTCTTGCCCATGGGCGAGTTGACGTTGATGAAGCTCGAAACCCCCGGCTCCTGCTCGAACCTCACCGGCGTCGTCGCCAGGGAATACTCCCCCGTCCCCGGCATCATCGCCACGGCCTGTATGCTGCGGGCAAGATCAGGTGTGCCCGATCCATCGCCTGCCGCCTCAGGCTCCGGGCGGATCACCTCGAAACTGAACTGCGGCACCCGGTTGCCATAGGGCGCCAGCTCAAGATCCTCGATCACCACATAGGCAATGCCGCGATAGGCCGGCACATTGCCCGCCCCCTCGACCGCCTCGATCTTGGGGTCGGGCAGTTGATCCTCGGTGCCGGTGTAGACCCGAATATTCAGATCGCCGACACTCGCCTCGGCGCCATCGATCCAGACGCGCCCGATGCGCGAAATCTCGCCCTCGCACAGCGCAATCGCCATCGACAGGCAATAGGAAAAGCTGGTCGTCCTCGGTCCGCTCGGCGCACCCTTGCCGCCGCCCGACGTCTCGGTCTTTTCTTGAAACCGCGAGGCCCAGATCACCTGTCCCGACATCCGGCAGCGCCCGAACACCTGGCTGACCGGCGTGCCTTCACTCGCACCGGTCAGGCGGAATCGTTCAACCTTTCCGGTCTCCACGGCCTGCGAACCGGCCCCCAGGATCGACTGGTCGATCACCCGGCCCAGCGTTGCACCCACGGCCCGCCCGATGACAACCGACGACAGGCCCAGAATGCCGCCCCCGAGGCTTGCCCCCGCAGCCGCCCCCAGGGCGGAAAGTACGATCGTTGCCATTACGGCCTCCTGTACGGAAATTCAAAACGCGCCACAATGCGGCGCCGCCAGGGCGTGCTCAGCGGGCTTTCCACCACACCATGCCCCGTATACGCATGAATAAAGGTCGCCTCCCGCCCGCCGCGCCCGACAATACCCAGGTGCTTGGCCACACCGCCGTCGCGCATGCGGAACAACAACACCTCGCCCACAGCGACATCGCCTAGCGGCAAAGCAACCAGATGCGCCGCCGCCGCACGCCACAACCGCTCCTCGCGCTGCGGCTCCGACCAGTCAGGCGTATAGGCAGGCACCGCTTCGGGCTCCTGCCCATGCAGACCGCGCCACACTCCCCGGATCAGCCCCAGACAATCCGCCCCGGCGCCCTTGCATGATGCCTGATGCAGATAGGGCGTGCCGATCCAGCGGCGCGCCGCTGCCACGACCTCATCGCCAGCCCCGCTCATTTGCGGCCCGGCGGGATCGGCGACAGCGATCCCCCAGAATTATCATCGCCCGACCTCGGATAGGACATCAGCCAATCCTCACCCGGGATCGAAGGAAACCCCCGGAAGTTATTGATGTTGTTGAACTTCAGGCGGCAGGACGCAACCCGCTTGTCACACCCCGCCTCCAGCCGGACAAGATCGCCCGCAACAATCTCCAGCCGCAACGACTCCCACACCTCGATGGTGCGCCCTCCGGCTGTCAAACGGTCGTTCTTGATGACCGCGACAACGCCCTTGGCCTCTCCCGTCTCGACAATCAGCCGCCCGCGCTCGAACCACCGGTCGTCAAACCCATCCAGCACCGCAAAACGAAAAAACTTGCGCTTCTCCACAACTTCCACCGCCCGGGTTTCCACAAATCCCGGCGTGTCCAGATCGAACCGGCATATCGCATCGCCCAGCACCGCCGCACAGGGCGCCTGATACACCCGCCCCTGTGGCTGGTTCAGCGCCTCGGTCAACCCGCGCAATTCGGCCCGAAACGCCGCGCCTGAACGCTGGATTTCACCCATCGACCCGCGAAACTGCAAAACCCGCTGCTCCGGCGAAGCCCAGTTCACCAGCCAGGCCAGAACCTCGGCCCCATCAAACAGCCCTGCCAGAATATCCGTCTCGCGCACCGACGCATCGCTCAGCACCCCCATCGCCTCGCTGTTGTCCACAGCCAGACCCGTGGTCTGCTCCAACGCCCGCGCCGACATCCCCTCCGACGCCAGATACGCTTGCCCACCAAACGATACCGCCTCATCGTGGTCGGTAAACCCGAACCGCACGCCATCGCGCCGCACCACCTGCCAACAGCGGCACACCGAGGTGATCCCGCTTTCCAGATGCGCCTGAAACTCCGCTGAAATCGCCATCAGACCCGCACCTCGATGATCGGCACATTCGGCACCGTGCCCGCCTTGAAACTGGCCACCGAGACCTGGATCAGATCGGTATCAAACCGCACCGGCACGTCAAATTCATACCCCGCCGTGATCTCGGCCCCTTCGGGTGGCACCTCATACAGCGTCACCTGCCCGGTCTCGACCTCCAGATCGAAATGCACCCCTTCGCGCAGGATGTCCCCCTCAAGGCCCAGCGTCACCGTACCCGCCACAGGCTTGGTCACCGGGCGCGCATAGGGGTTCACCCCCGCGCGATAGGTCTTGATCAACTGAAACGTGGCCGAAAGCCCGTCCCCGTGGGCAATCACCTGATCGTTGTAATCGGTCACCCGCGACGCAGCGCTTGATTTGAAATCGGCCCAATCTTTCCAGCGAAACGCGTGCAACTGCCCCCGCCGCGCCTCGAAAAACGCCAACAGCAATTCAACATCGTCCAAAGACCGCAACCCCAGCCCCGCATCATAGCGGCGCCGCGAATGTGCCCAGGGCGTGTTGCGCTCTTCAAACCCGTTGGCGAGCGTCACAACCTCGGTGCGTCGCTCGGGGCCACCGATGCTGCCAAACGACAGGTTGGCCGGAAACCGTATTTCGTGAAACGACATGTCACCCTCCTCAGCGGTTGCGCTGTCCCTGACCCAAAGCGCGGCCCATCCGGGCGGCGATCTGGCTCTGGCTGCGTTGAAACCCCTGCACATCGGGGGTCGAAATGTTCATCACCACGGTCACCGGCGCGCCCCCGGCGCTGCGCACGCCCAGCCGCCCATTGGCACCCCGCGCCAAGGGCATGATCGCCTCGGGCCCCGCCTCGCCCATCAAACCGGTGCCTCCGCGCATCGGAAACGTGGTGGGCGACGACACGATGCCACCCTGGGCAAACGGCATCACCCGGCCCTGGGCAAAACTGCCCCCCTTGGCAAAGGGCAGAAACCCGTTCACCAACCCTTCGACCCCACTGGCCAAAAGCCCGCCAAAGTGCCCCGCCACCGGCTTGATCGCCGCGTTATAGGCCGCGTCCACCATCGACTGCGCCACAGTTTTCAACGCATCCGACAGCTTCATCCCGTCAAAAATCAGCCCGTCAAAAGCCCGGCGCAGCCCCCGCGATATTCCGCTCGACAGCACCCCGACCTCGCGCCCCGTGTCCGCGATCGTCGATTGCATCTGTCGCAGCTCGACGTCAAACGCCGCCGCCATGGCGCCCGCCCCGCCCAACGACTGCTCCAAAGCCACAATCTGATCGTCCAGATCGTCAATCTGACCCGTTTCCATCAACAAATCCCCTGTCATTGTCCGGGTACAGCGCGGCAAGCGCGGCCAGCCCGGCCCGGCTCATGGGCGCGGCCATACCGCCGCGCCCCAGCATCAGCATCAGTTCCGCAGGCGTCAGCGCCCAGAATTCGCGCGGCAACAATCCGCGCCCCACAATCCCCGCCCGCATCAACCCCGGCCAGTCAAACGCCGCCATCACCATCCCCCGGCAACGCAAACGCCCGCGCCAACAGCGCACCCGCCACCCGCGCCGCCTCAACCGGGCCACCGCCAATCTCGGCGCTAAGCAGATCCGCAGTCGTGCCGCGCCATCCGCCCCCACGCAGCCCCGCCACGATCAGCGAAAGCACATCGCGGGTGGAAAACTGCCCCCCCTCGAATCGCTGCACCAGCTCAACCAATGTGCCCGTGCCCAGTGACGCCTCAAGTTCGGCCAACGCCCCCAAGGTCAGCTTGGCCACCCTTGGTGTGCCATCCAGCATCAAAGTCACCTCACCGGCCCAGGGGTTGCCCATCACAGCGCCACGAAATCCAAGGCACCGGCACTGGCCAGCGACATTTCATAGGTCGCCTCGCCATTATGCGCCCCGGCATATTCCAGCGAGGTCACCTGAAACGACCCCGAAACGATGCCGAAATCCGGGATGATCACCTGAAAATTCGGC